ATCCTTCGTGCACACGAACTGCTTGAGGTGCCGATAGGCATCCCCGCTCATGGGGTTCACGTCGTAACAGCCGGCCATGCTGAAGATGTCCCCGATCAGAACCGTCTGCGTTCCGACGGCAACGTCCGTCATGGTAATTGAATTCGCCGTCGGCTGGGTCGCCACGATGGGCGTAGCCAGGTCCATCGTCCCCTGGGTATGGGTTTTGATGTTCGCATCCTGCCACACCGTCATGTCGATAATCTTCCCGGTGGCCCCACGCTCAATGGCGGCCTCGGTGATCTTGGACGAGAAGATGTTGGCATCGAACGAATCAATCAGGGCAGCGTGGCCCCGGGGGTTCATCACGAGGTGGCGGTCCTTCCTGGGCCAAAGCTGCTCATTGGCCTTCTGGACACCGGCCGCATAGGTGGCGAACAGCGCCGGGGCGGTCCCGGGGGTTCCGACGGCCATATAGAAGTCGGTGTTCAGGGCGCACAGGTCGGAGTCAACGATATTGGCCAGGGCCGCAGCGGCCGGCTGGATATACCGTTTATTGTATTCGGCCACGGTTAGGGTTAGGTCCTGCATTGAAAATGTCCAGGACACGTGCTTCCGCTTGTTGATCGTGATCTCCGTCATGCTTTCAGACACGTTCTGATTCACACGGGTATTGCCATCGGAGGCCACGAATTTAACGGGCTTCCGGACGGAAACCTTGGAACCGATCTTCACGAATTCTTTCTTGAAGTCCCGGTGGACGAGCCCGCCCATGCACATTTCGTTCTCGAAGGAAACAAGCGCCTCCTTGGCGATAATGCTGGGGGTGATCAGTGTATTACTCATTTTATGTTTTCCTCTACCTTATTCAGCGTGTTTCTTTCTCCAGGCAAGATATTGAGGCATCGCCATCTTACCCGGATCATCCTCTTCGGTCTTTTTATCGAGGGTTGTTCCCGCAGAGCCCCGCTGTAATGGCGCGGGAGCATCCTTCTTGACCTTCTTCTCCGCCGAAATCGGAGCATTGATTTTGTCGTAGAGCGCGTTGATTACCTTCGTCAGCTTCAACGCCATCGGCCCAACCACCGTGGGGTCTGTCAAGGCCCTTACTTCTGCCAGGGAAAGCCCGGCATCGACCACGAAATCCGTTAGCTTCGACGCCTTCTCCTCAAAGTCTGGAATGGCCTTGAGGATTTCCCTGTTGGTGCTCGCAACGATGTCGTCAACTCTCTTCCCGTGTTCGATGGCCCCCTGCCTCTTGACAGAGAAGTCATCCTTAAGGGCCTGGAGTCTCGCGATAGTGACCCGGGACTCTTGGAATTTCATGTCCGTTGGGTCAATGCCCTCCAACTTTTCAATCTCCGCGTTGATTTCAGCAACTACCCCGGCCGGATCGTGGACGTACCGGTCGAACAAAACATCCCGGGGGCTCTGTGGCTTCTGGGCCTCGGCGGCCTTACGCATATCCGCCACTTGCTGAAATTTTTTGTCGAACCCGCGCTGGAAAGATTTCATCAGAACCTTTCCCTCGCTGGAAAGACGGGAGGTGTCAACATCACCCCCGGACTGGAGAATCGTCTCCAGCTCTTCCGGCGTATAAACTACCTTAGCGGCAACTACCTTACCCGCTTCGCCTTTTGCGGGCTCGGCCTCATCCACCTTCGCTTCGACCGTCGGTTCCGGTTTATCGGCCTCTGGTTCATCGAAGGTTGGGGTGTCTTCCGTCACGGACTCATCGCTCCGGTTGCCCTCCAGTCTTGGAGAGTCCTTTGCTACGGTAGTGACTTCCGCAATAACTTCGTCTGGCATAAGATTCTTTTCTCCCTTGGGTTACGCCGTCCTGTTAAGGATGCGGCTTTTTAATTCTGTGTCGGATAAGCATTTAGATAATATGCAGTACCGTTGATCGCAACGGTTATCTGAACAATCGTCCCGCTCGCCGTACCGGTCTTTATTAGAGCTGTGTTAGCGGAACAGAAATTGACAAACGAGGGTACGGTTGCGCCATCGTTGGCAGACAGTTTAAGAATTCCCGCCGTGGTGCATACGGAGTTTACCTGGAAAACGCCCGCGTATCCCCAGCCGGTTCCCGTTCCTCCAATCCTGGCACCGAGGACAGAAGGAAGCTCCCCCGTGCTTCCGCTGATATTTCCGGCCCCCGAGGTTTGCATGAAGGCAACCCAGCATTCCCCTTGGTTCAGAACCACGTTCCCGGAAAGGTTGATGCTCTGGGAAAGCTGTGCAACCGCACAGACATTCACGGCCAGGTCCGTCCGAAGCTGTAAACAGGCCAACGCAGTATTGGCCTGATGGTTGGTGTCGCTATCGACGCGAAGTCGCGCAGCCGCAACCTGCCCTCCGGCGACAGAAAGGTTTCCCGTGCTGGACAGATTAACCTGAATCGGAATGAACGAATTTGCGGTCGTGTTGGCCACAACGAAGGCGGTCGTATAACTTCCCACCGAGAAGAACCCGTCCTCTTGGCTTCCGAAGTCCGGGGTGGCCCTGGCAAAGTCGAGGCGCTTGTCGGAATGGCCCGTCCACTCAATCGACGTGGCAACGATCACCGCTCCGCCCGACAACTGCAAGGCCCCGGCAATATTCGTCGCCGGAGTAATCTCGATCCTCGGGGTATTGGTATCGAAAACGATCATGTCGGTGGTTGCCCGGCGAATGCTTAAGGCATCGGCCACCGCATCCCTTAAAATAACATCGTAGGTTCCGGTCGTTCCGGCAGACATATCTATGTCTTCAAGAAGAGTAAGAACCCCCGTAAGCCTTGTCGTAGTGGAAACCGTAAGACTCCCGGAAAGGGCCGTTGCCCCAGACACCGCCAAGGAAGAGAGGTTAGTTGCCCCCGTAACGGCGACGGTTCCGGTAACGGCCAGGTTCTCTCCAACCGCCAGGTCGTTAGGCATGGTGATGTCGCCAACCATCAAGGTGACGGAAGGGGTTGTATCGGAAACGGAATACTCGCTCTCTTCCCGGATGAACCACGACCCGGTAAGGTCGCTCTCGATCATAACGTAATCGTTGGCAGAGGCCAAGACGAGGGAAGCTGCCCCCCCGATAGTTTCTCCGGTAAACGGGGAGATCGTTACCTTATAGGCTGTGCTGTCCTTCTTGGTTATGAAGTAACACCTCTTCCCGATCAACCCGGCCGACAGGGTGTTTATGGACGGAAGGGACAGGGTTATCCCTGCGCTAGAGCAGGTTACGTCCAGAGTCTCGTCGCTAATAAGGACCGAATAATTCGCCGTAACCGCAGTTGTAGATCTTGAATTGAAGGCCATTGTTTTCTCCTCGTCCTGAACCGGTATTAGGGTTGCGGCAACTTAGACCGCTTAATCTCCATCTCTTCCTCAAGGGCGGCGTTGGCAAGTACGCCCTCCACCCTGCGCTTGATCAGTCCAAGCGCTCGGTAGTGCCCGTACAGAAACTCGCGGGCGGCGCTATCCGACACGTGGGTATTTTTCCATAGAGTGAAAGCCTCGCGCTCCAGCTCACTTACGACCTCATCCCACATCGGGTTAGCTAGAAACTGCCGGACATAGGTTGCGCGTTCCGCCTGCGTCATGCCGGGTCCCGGCCTTGGGACCGGGGCGGGGGCTGGGCACCCGCAAAAGTGACTACAAAGTTTCCGAAGCCAGTTGATCATCCTAGGTTCCCCCCTTGTGATGGCAACGTCGGCTTGTTAGGCTCCGCCGGGTTTGCCGGAATAGCCGGCATTTCCTGGCCGGGAAAAGTCCCCTTCGTGTTGCTTCCCGCTTCGGCCGGGGCTCCAGGTGCCGCCCCCGGTGGCGGGAGTAGGCCCAGCTGTGTAGCTACGGCCATGGCTATCGGCCCCACGTTCGGGTCCTGGGCAAGGCCCATGTTTCCAAGCGTGGCCAAAAGAACCGTCATCTGCTCGATAAACTTCGGGTCGGTCACAAAGTCGCCCACGTTCCGCAACCCCATGGCCTTAATCAATTCACGCATCGCATTGTAAACATTGGTCGGAGTAACAATCGGAATGCCTGCGCCCTTGATCTGCTGGTAGATCCCAAGCAACTGCTGCATGAACACGATGGTCTGCTGCTTATTGCTGGTTCCCAGGCCAACGGTGACGATGATGTCCGCCTGCCCGACGATCTGGTCCGGAGAAATCTCCTTCCAGTTATTTAGGAACCGAACCGCCTGCTTCTTCTTTAGGAACCACAGGTTGATGTCCACGATGTCCCGGACCAGAGGGGCAACGCCCATCTCCGCAATCAACCGCGCCATCAGGGAGATTCGCTGGCTCGCCTGCGACACTTGCTCGTTCTGACCGCGCCAGGTTTTATTGAGGACATTAGGATTGACCCCCTGGAAACTTCGGGGAACGCCCGAGTGGTAATCCTTCTCGGTGTTCAGCATTTCCCAGAATTGAAAGACTTCCGGGGGGATTGGGGCTTTATCTTCCGGCATCACTGCGGCGCGTGGGTCTCCCACGGTTCGCACCAAGGCCCCCGGAAAATTGTTTTTCAGGTAGTCGTCCACGTTCATGCGCTCGGGGTCGCCAAAGTACCTACGGTTATTGGCGAAATACACGTTGTCCAGAATTTGCCGAAGCATGGCCGTGCGGATCTGCTGCAATTCCCTTATCAGGTCGTAGAAACTGAAGCCCGCGACGCGGTGCGCCATCTTGATCGGGGTGATCCCGTGAAACGGGGGCTTCCGGTATTTATTTTTAATCGGCTTGGACATTACGACATCGGCACACAGGGGGACGACCATCGGGGTTCCGTCCTTGGGGTCCCGATAAAAACATTCGTAAACCCAGTACTCCTCTGTCTTTTCGTCGTAGAAAAATGACTCTCCCCCAAGGTCCGATAGTCTGGCCTTCGCAACCTGGTCGTCGCCCACGGTCGAGCCGCCCAGCCCCTTCGAGCTCTCGACCTCCTTAAACTTCGCCTCACCGAACAGCTTGATCATCTGCCACTTGGGGTAGGGGGCCTTATGGTAGCAGAATTCAAAGTCGTTCACCTCCCGGACGCGGACCGGGAACCCAAAATTCTCGGCAGGAACGGCCTCGATCAGGGGGTACTCGGATTCAATTTTGTAGTGAACGGAAATGTCGTATTCATTAACCGGAGGTAAAACGGGGGCCATGCCTGGGCCGGCCATCCCCGCTTGAGGCATCGTCGAAGCAACCGGCCGAGCAACCGTATTTGTGATCGTCGCATTTTTCTCCTTCAGCTTAACCTGGTATTCGTCCTCGGTGAGCCCCTCGTAGTCCTTGTCAAACTCCTCGACCTTTTTGAACCACTGATATTTCAGCCACCCGGTTTTCAGTTTCAGGCAATCGTCAAGCCAGTCGTGGAGAACCATGAACCAATTATTCTGGACCCGCAGCTGGTGGTTGATGAGCATATCCAGATTATTGACTGCTTCCGTGTCCGCTTCCGTCTTCGGTTCCAGGGAACACACCTCGTCCCCGCTGCAAAAAACATCCAGAAGCGCCGGCTTCGCCCACTCGACAACATCCAGAAGGTCGGTAGTGGTTGCCTTGGACCTGTTCTCCATCGCCGTGACGATGGTGGGGTCCCCACGGTAGAAGGCCATGGCGTCCACCCTGTCGAGGTTCAACTTGTCCATGTCCTCTTTTAGGCGGTCGATGTTTTCAAGCAAGAAATCTTTAAGCTCTTTGGGTTCTGCCATTTTTATTTTCCCTTAAAACACGCCCGACTTTTCGTACTTCAACGGAGCCGAGAACATTCCCGGGGCCGTGTAGCGCGTGCCCGTTAGGGTCGCGCGGTACAGGTTTTCCATGAAGTGATCGTTCTCTTTCTGGGGCAACCCGTCCTTATCGTAAATCCAGCGCATCGCCTCATGAATATGCCGCTTGCACCGATCCATAAAAAACAAAGAGGGCATTCCGTTCAGGCCATATAGTTTTGTATTGATGTTCCTGATCCCCGAGTCCTTGTCCTTCGATGCAACGTGAAGCCGGATACCGTGCGGGCCAAGTTTCCGTTCGATGATCCGGAAGGTGTCCTCGATGTTGATCCGGTTCTGGACGAAGATGTTGTCCCCCTTGGCCAGCGGGTCGATATACGCATCCTTCATCCGGGGGTAATTCAACTTCCGCTGGATTATAGCGTCCCCAATCTGCTCCGGTGTCAAGTGCTCCCATATTTCCTCCACCGTAAACATACGGTCCCACTTGTCCCACCCATAAAAACCTATCGCCTGGGGTTTGCTCAAATGGATGTCGATAACCGGAACGACCGGCCATTCCGTCGGGACCGGGAAATCTCGAACGATGTTCTTGTCCTTGTCGAACTTCTTGAGTATCAGCCCGGCCAACTGAAGCCACCCGCCGCCGACCCGGACCGCGAGCTCCTCCTCGGTCAAGCCCGAAGAGAAATTCTTAATGTCCTCGTCCTTAAGAAGCGGGTTTGCCCTCATGGGGACTTCCAGCACACACCCCATGCTCGGATTCGGCGAAAGGACAATTTCGTCCAAGATCCATGGCTCGTAAAGGGCTGTCATAGTCATGACGAACACGCCAGAATAGTCGATCAGCCCTCGTTTGTTTGCAGTATACTTGTCCTTCGGTAACGGTTCGTCTGACCAAACTATGTGCCCCTTCCACCCCTCATGGATTCTCGTCTCCTGGGAGTGGGTCATCAGCTCGATTGTCGATTTCGTCTCCGGGAAGTCCCAGTACGTCTCGACCCCCACGTTGTTCTTGCGGGTCTGGTAGGTTCCGGCGGGCAACCACTCCTTCAGCGCCGGG